AGTGTTTCTTTGGATGTGCTCCTATTTCAAATTCCAACAAGCACATATTCGCCACATCAACCAAATGTTCCAGATTTCCTGTCTGTTCGTACAGCTTCAATCTTATTATTGCACTTTCTACGCGGTTCCACTTCTTTTTCTTTTTGTCGTGCAATCGCCCGTATCGAAATGCGCCCACAATCATCCGGTTACGCATTAAACGCTCAAAGTAATCACTCCATTCGGTTTTTTTCAGAATTTCCAAATCAGGAAGTTTTTGGGAGTGATCAACTTCTGTCCCACCATGAAAGGATTTCCATAGATTTGCTAAGAATTCTTGACCGCTCAAAAGAACCCCCCTTCTTTTAATTCGCGCAGCATCCCCTATCCTTCGTTCGGATCTTCTTTCCCTTGCTCATGCGCTTACCTCCACAATCGTCATCGTGTCATTGCCGAAGATATCCACCACCTTAACCGCCAGTTTACGCTGCCCCGGCGCACACTCATGCGCGACGCTTGTAAGTTCCAGCGAACGGTCTTTCTTCGTGCGGAAAGACTGCCACTCGTTCTCGAAAACGTAGTCGCCGGTCCATAGCTCTTCCCACTCCCCGCTGTCTTCGCTTTTTACGCGGATGATTTCCCGTTTGCTCTCGAAATCGAAGTCCACCGACCAGTAATCGATCCAGTCCGTCCATTTCTTCGTCAAAATTTCGCGGGTGACGATTTCGTCCTTGTCTTTGCTCACCTTCACAATCTGGCCCTTCTCCACCACGATCCGGCTGCCCTTCTTCTTGATCGCCGCCTCCGCGTTCGCAATCGAGTCCTGGGAATAGAACACCGAGAAATCCGTCAATTCCACGGCCACGGTGGACGGCTTGCCCTTCTTGCCCTTTTTCACAATGGGCTTTACTTCAATGAACGACACATCGTGGAACACCACCTGGTTCTTTTCCACCGCCCGCTTGTCGAAAACCTCCGCCGGGATATACTTCGGCGCGATGTCAATCCCCTTGGCCCGCGCTTCGTCCAATACATTCGGAAACAAACCCATCTCGAACTCGAAGCCCAGAATATCCACCTTGGTGATATGCTTCTTGCGGCATTCGAGAATGACCTCCTCGACGAACAGCCGCGTCACGGGCAGATTTACCGGACCCACCGCCACCAGCCGCCCCGCCTTCTTCCCGTGGAACGAGGCGAAGCCCGTCGTCTTCTCTGCACGGTAGGCCCGCAGGATCAGGTCGAGGAACGCCGCTTCCTTCTCCTCAAGCTGCTTGCGTTGTTCTTCTGCGCGCAGGTTCGGATTCACACCCACATAATGCTGTCGCTCGTATTTGCCCAGATTGAGGATCTCGAAGGCGCGGTAGTCCTTGCCTTTAGCCTTGAGGCAGCGCTGCACACCGATCATCCGTTTGCGGGTCGTGTGAATGCCGAACTTGCCGAGGTCGCTAACGATCCACTTACGGCCCAGCTTCTCCGCGACCGCCGCCGTAGTGCCGGAGCCGCAGAAGAAGTCCGCCACAAGATCGCCTTCGTTGGAGGAGGCTTTGATGATGCGTTCGAGCAGGGCTTCGGGCTTTTGGGTGGGGTAGCCTACAATTTCAGAGGCAGTTCCCTTCAAAGTAGAAATGTCTGTCCAGAGATTATTAGCTTTCTGCCCAGGATACTCGTCCAAATATATCTTTTTGTATATCTGCTTGTCTTTGGAGTCTGGAAAGTGAAGACGATTCTCTCTATCCATTTTCTCCATCGTCTTTAAAGGAATGGCCCAGCCATTTGGTGGGGTTTTGTACCCCTTGTAGTCGTATTTTAGGTTAGGGCGTGGACTGGGGCTTCGCATGACATTTATCATATACCGTCTACCATCGGGATCGGAATATCGAAATTGTTGGTCTATATATTCGTCTGGTGCAGGACTCCATATTTGATTGAATTGATATGATCTGGATCGCGTGTACCAATAAAGTGAATCATAAGCTGTTGATAGCTGTCTCATGTCACCAAGTGCTGTCCCGCCCTTTCTGCGCCAAGTAATCTCGTTTTGAAAATTGCCTCCTCCAAATACCTCGTCTAAAACTAGTCGGATATAACTATTCACTCGCCAATCGCAATGCACATAAATACTCCCATCCTCCGCCAGCAAATCCCGCATCAGGATGAGGCGTTCGTAGATCATGGCGATGAAGGAATCCGCGCCCTTGCCCCAGGTGTCGCGGTAGGCGATTTCTTCGAGGATGTTGGGTTTCTTGGTGAAGGTATCGCCGCCGATCTCGATGTCCATCGAGAAATCCGCGCCCACGTCGAAGGGCGGGTCGATGTAGATGAGCTTGAGTCCGCCCTGCGCCTCGATTTCTTCGCGCAACGGGCCATTCTTCAGGCTGGACAGGATGAGTTTGTTGTCACCCCAGATGAGTTTGTTCGTCCATCCCTTGAGCTGACGTCCGCGCTCGTCCATGGAAATGCGCGCATACGTCAGCAGCGGGTTGCTGTCGGGCGCCGTATCTTCCGGCTTCTCCGCGCGCGGCTCGTCCACCTGCTCGATGACCTGAAACGGCAGGACGATATTGCAGACCTCGCTCGTCTTCCCGTTCCAGACCAGCTCCACCTCCCGCTTATCCTCGAAGAGCAAAAAGCGGTATTTCTCCGGCAGCGGCTTGTCCGCCTCGATAAAGCGGATAATCTCCTGCTGTTCCTGTTCCGTCAATCGCGCCATGAATGTCCTCTCAGTTTTCTCTCGTTCCCACGGTCCGCCGTGGGAATGCATACGCGAGCATATCCCCCGAGCCTATGCACCCGCCATCACGTCGCGGCAGTCGCCTGTGTGGATTGTGTATGGTTTTTCCACCTAAAAGAACCCCCTTCTTTTAATTCGCGCAGCATCCCCTATCCTTCGTTCGGCAATCTCTACATACTCAGGATTCAGCTCGATGCCAATGAACTTGCGGCCCGTACGCTGGCACGCGACGCCTGTGGTGCCTGAGCCCATGAAGGGATCAAGAACTACCGCGCCCGCCCGCGTGCTCGATTCGATGATATGGCGCATGAGCGGCTCGGGCTTCTCGCACGGGTGCTTGCCGCGGTAGTGCGCAACCGTCGCGAACTCCCACACGTCGGTGTAGGGTACATCCGCCGTCACCACGAACGGACGCCGCCGGTCTTCGTACTCGCGTCGCAGGTCTTCGTACTCGCGCCGCAGGTATTGCGCGCCGTTGCCGCTGCCTTTCGCGTTGAAGAGGGCGCGGAGCCAGTCGTAGTTCTCGCGGGTCGGAAGCGCCCACTGAACGCGCCCAAGCCAATGGCCAGCCATACCCGTCACGGTTCGGCTGCCTGTCTTACTTTGAAAAGCCTCAGCCACCTGGCGCGTAGTAAACCCCGCTCGGCCACGCTCGCCTGCCAGATACGCGCGCAACGGCTCAAACACGAACCCGCGCAACTCGTCGCACTTCGCCACGTAACCCGCTTCGCCCTTCGCGGCATTGTCCGCGCCGTAGTGCTCGGCGAAGATGACGCGCTCGGAGGACTGGAAGTACGAACGCAAGTCGCCCTTGCGAAACATTTCGGCCTTCGTGGAATACGGCGGCTTTTTCCACGTAATCGAGCACAACACATTGAACCGCCGCGCTACCACGCACTCGACGCGTGCCGCCATGCGCAGACTTGCGAACACGTACAGCGAACCGTTGGCCTTGAGTAGTCGACACCACTCTGCGCATAGAGTGTCAATCCATTCAAGGAACTTGTCAGCGTCGGCCCACTGCCGGTCCCACGCGTCGCCCTTGACCTTGAAGTATGGCGGGTCCGTCACGATAGCGTCCACGCTGTTCGCATCCATGCCCGCCATCACGTCGCGGCAGTCGCCTGTGTGGATTGTGTATGGTTTTTCCACCTAAAAGAACCCCCCAGAAACGTTCTTCACTGCTTTCTCAGAAACTAAAGGCGACGGCCCTTGTGTTCCTTTCGCTTCTTTGATTTTGTCCAACATAAACTGCCGCGTAGAATCTGTCATCCCTGATAATTTTGTGAGAATCTCACGACGATTAGTCCCCTTTGCAACAACAAAGCCGTATTCAACAGAAACCGCACACCATACATCAGAATTGAGCCCCATTTTTGTTAAAATCTCGTTATCGTTCACACGACAAAAGAACATTGGGATCTTGCCTGAGTAGCGTTCTGGAATCAGTGTGCCCCAAACTTTGAGCCAGGGCTTTTTGCTTTCAGCACGATGGATGTAAAATATAGAGGCTCCGCTCACCACTCCCCCCGTCTATCCCCCGTCAAATACTTCCACAGCGTGAAATCTAAAATGTCAGGTGAATAATTATGGTGCCCTTCGGAAACGATCTGTGCGGTACATTGCGAATGCTCGGAAACCCCATGGAGAATGAAATCCCCCAAATACTTTGACTGAAAGACTTCTTCTTTGATCGGCTTATTGTTCCTGTATTTTGAAGCGGCCTTTTTCGGATCAGGAGGGCCAAGTCTTTTTTGAACCGCTTCCACCCAATCTATCACCGCTTGTCGCATTGCTGAAGATCCCTTTGTAAAAATGCTGCCAGGGACAGGCTGGTGGTTTTAGGGATTTTGCCCCTGGCAGCTAATTTCATCCGCAACTCTTCGTTTCAATAAATATCATTTCAGGCCGACTTAGAAAGTGCCCATGTCTTTATCCTCCCCGGCCATCATTTGCCGTGTGTTCCTCGCCGCTTTTAACGACCCTACAGTGAGAGCAAACAAACATGCCTATCAGCTGCTCCGTCCACATCACATCATCAGCACGACCAACGCCTATCGGCAACACATGTTCTAAGTCAATGCGGATATGATCTGGCATGTGCGAAACGAAGCCAAAAACTAGAAGGACGCAAAGCGGGTAACATGCACATAAACAGCGTCGTCATCATCAAGGCATCAAGCCTTGCGCCCTTCAAAACGTATTCAACTGTTTTCGTCTACACACCTATTATTGCTTTTTCTCGCCAGACTCTCCATAAATTCTCACCCATTCATCTAGCGCAAAAACAGCCTCGAACGAATCACCAAGCTGATCCCGTCTATCTCGCACATAATGACGAAATCCATCCAAAAAATGACAGATCTGTATCAGTCCCTCTTCGTTATACGTTTGCAGTCCCTCAACCGAAACCTTGACAACCACTTTTGATGTGGATGTGATCTTCCCTGAATCGAGATCCTGCGTGGAGACTCTCATTCCTTGCTGTGGGTGGTCCTGCACCAACTTGTGTGCAAACATGGACTCTCCATATCCATCAGGCCACACCTTATGCCAGCTTCCGTCTGCTTCATCTCGCATATCTTTCCCCTTTCGTCTACACACCTATTATTGCTTTTTTCTCGCCTTCGTGCTGATTTTCTTTTCTTTCCCCACCCACTTAGACAAAACCCGCGCTATCCTTGCTGTTGGGGCTTTTGGATGTTCAGCTTTCAAGGATTTCACGATGTCTCTATCAATCGCCGCTTTGCTAAACTTCTGCCCTCTTTCTTTCTCACCGACGTTCGCAGGAATCCACGCACACCTGCAATTATGAACGACACAATTATCCGCAACGTAGGATTCGTCTTCTTCGACAGACAAATTATACAGTTGCGTGGAACTTAGACACTCGTGCGAGACTTCTACAACCTCACACTTGCCAAAAGATATCTTGTCCAACTGACGAGATACCCTATAATCCTCCAACCATGCGATCTTGTCGTCTTCCACAATATCTTTTGCAGAAACCCACGAACTCTCAGTCCAGTGCTTTCTAACCACTAACACAGGATGATCCTGTGTCAAAACCAAGATCTGCCCCTGTATTGTGCCAAAATAGTTCACTTCCAAAAACACAACGTCCACATTTGTGCCGAAATTTCTATGAAGTTGCGTGACTTTCCGGAACCTGTTTTTGTGTGTTAGGACCATTTCCCCAACACATACATTCACAATCGGCTTCCATCCATCCTTTGTATAAATTTGCACAAGCGGACTTACGAAACAATTTGGATGTCTCGGAATCATGCCCCGCGCTTCTTTCACAGTCATTACAATTCCATCAAGTGGGGCACATAAATCACAATTGTGAACCAAAATTCCTTCGGCATAGTATTCATGCTCTCCCTCAACCTCAAGATTATAAACAACTGTCCGCTTGGGCCTATTGTTGAAGATTACATCTTTAATCCACAAAGGATCCTCATTAAAACGCGAGACATAATCTCCCAACCGAACATGCTCCGCGTGAATCCACCCCCTTCCTCTCACAAAAATCGGGTGATCTTTTGTGCAACACAATGAAGGACGGCCCTTTGTCACAAGCTGAACCATTCTCCCATAATATGGGCGCTTTGTTGTTAGCAAAACTTTCCTCAGTCCCAGCCGTGTATACACCATATCCCCAATTTGAACACACTCGATAGGAGTTTCTCCAAACTCAGTATTGATCATCGTTCCTTTCGGAAAACAAACTCTATCATCAGCGGCAGTGGACCACTCGGCAAGCATCCCGACTTCTTTTATGCCCAACTTTTCAAATGAATCCAGCTGGCCTTCTGAATGGGCACGGACAATCTCTGTTCTCGCAATCGTCAAGGCGCGTGTTTTTGTAATTGTCCCGATAGCTTTGTTCATTTTACGTGCAATTGCGTAGGCACCTTCCCCATGTGCCAGCCCATCGGCCAATATTCTACTGATTTGTTGGCCCATAGCAGCCGTGACGCCCTTTAACTCTTCAAAGGCACGTAAGTATATCAATTGGATTTTTGCGACCGTCTCAGGGCCTGCAAACGCCGTGTTCAAAAATCCTTCTTTAGTTCCTTTGTACCATGCAGGGCTTTCGGAAAGTGTATCCTTGTGCACATCGGTATAGGCACGCATTGCACCTTTTCGATATGCAGACGTTGTATACTCGGCTGTCCACGGTTTGCCAGAACCTTCTACTGTCAAAACATCTGCGTCAATTCGTTCTTGAAACCACTCTCGAAATGAAATGAGTTTTTGCGGGTCAGAAGAAAAACGAAATGCTTGCACACCAGGGGACGCGTTGAACAATGTTGATTTTTTTAGATTGAGTCCGAGCACATCGTCGGTAATCAAAGCGCGAGAGACTTCCCCGCGAATCTTGCGAAAGCGTTTGTTCATTTCAGCCATGAATTGTCTACGGAGAACAGTCGTTCTGGTGGGATCGCGTCTGAGCGCGTTTTGAACTTGATGGGATGTTTTGGCCATATTCATATTTCCTTCAACTCGGCCTTTATGTATCATACACTAAACGCAAATGAGTTTGTGTCTCATACTAAAACCAGCCTTTCATATGCAGTACAAAGCGTCCCATATTAAAGGTCCGCCCCTTTGTCTGCCCGCACCTTTAGTATCTCACTCACAGCATCTTTCAAAAAGGTGGTCTTTTGTCTTGATTCCGGCATCTCACACGCTTGCTGCATTGCTACGTGCGCGCTTGCAAGAGAAAACACCGCATCACCAAACGATTCCTTCATCAGTCTTCCCCTTTATTTATGCTGTGTTTCAATCCCAGCTTTTCAATTGCCAGAACATTCGTAAGATTCACAACTATGAGTCCCATCTTTTGAGATAAAACGCTGCAAAAGTGTAGATCGTCTTCTATTTCAAAAATACCAATTTGAGCCACTGTTCCAAAAAACTCCCCACATCTATCATCCCAACAACAAACATAATCCCCTTCAAGTACACGCATGTTTACTCCTTAAAGACATGCTTTCGCCCTCACTCACCTCCAAATGAATTTCGCCAAAGCCAAGCTCCCAACCACATAACAGAAGCTATGCAAGAAAGAAGCAGCACGATCAATGCCCAAGTCGCCATCAACTCCAAAAAAGGCCTCCCACTATACGCACTTGGAAGGCTCACAAAAAATGCTCCCAATGCAAGAGCGTATATACAAAACAGAACTTTACAGTGCTTGGTTTTCATCTTTTGCTCCCGCCTCTTTCGCCTGTTGTAGCAGCTTTCCAAACCAAACCCAACTCTTTTCTCTGCTGTTATCAAAATCAGGGCGAACCATCACAAACAAGGCCTCAATCAATTGTACCGCATAAATCAGATCTATCGAACCAATGTATGCAGTATCAAACACCATCCCGGTTTCGGACAACATAGGTTCTATCTCAATTTCATTATGAAAACAGCGAAACTTCACTTGGACAACCCTTGGTTCAACATCATACGACCACCATACTTTCGGAATAGCCTTCAGCCCATTTGAAATAGGAATCCGTGAGGAGCGAATCTCATACACAGCTGTTCCTAAAGTTGGGATATGAGACGACCAAGCATCGCCGTGCCCATATTCTATTCTTTCCGTCTCACGACTTCCACTTGCCCCATCAAGTATCCCACCAGCGTTTAATGTATCGAAAATGTGCTGGGCATTTTCCGCTGCTGTTTGGTCACAAGACATCTTCTTTGTCCTCATATCACATCGGTTTTTGTTCAAGGTCACTCGCGCATGCACACCATTCCGAGCATTCTTTATTCCGACATGAGTATCCCGTGTTTGTTCCACTGTCAAACATCATTTCTTTCTTACACACTGGACAAAAGCCCGACATGATCATTCCCCTGTAGTGTACAACATCCTGTATGCCTCTTTGGCTAATTCCTGCTCCCTCTCCGTAAACACCTCTGATGTAAGATCTTCATTCATATCGTTCGCATAGGTTACGACACTCGCCAGAAGTCCTCTCAAAAGCTTTGCTTCCTCCCCAGACAAATCTAACGTCACCCCAAAATTTGAAACTCTCATCATGCATCTCCTTCCTGTTTCTTTCAGTTCATTTTCGCTTCCACCCCTATTATTGCTTTTTATTCGTCTTCTTCGGATGTTTCTTCAAGAGCTGTTTCTAGCGATGCTTCGATCTTCTGGCGTTCCACCACAGCATCCCCAATAGAATCGATCTCTTCCTGAGACATTCCCATCACAATTTTCAAAAACTCAGCTTCAGGAATCAATGCCGCAACGTCCCCTTGCACGTAGTTCGCAAGAGCCTCGGCTTTCAGTTTTGCCACAGTTGCTTTATTCTCCTCAGAAGGAGCATTCAAGTCCGGCCACTGAATTGTATAATCCTGAACTTCGGGCAAAACACCAAATGCAATCATCCGATCAATAAACGGACGAATCACCATTGGAGACACGTATCTGTTTTGGCGTTTTTTCACGCGACTGTTGAACGTCTCTTTGTCAGTCTGGGAAGCTAATTTTGCCTCCTCACTCCCCATTAGAATCCGCATGGGGACGCCCAGAGCAATCGCTACGGCTTTAATCTGTGCATTCAGGTGTCCAGTAGGATCCGCCACTTGTGGGGCAAGAGATTTTGCAGATACGCCAGAAATTGCAAGATACCGTTGCAGTCCATTTTGGTAGTTTGCAAGTTCATCGCGGATCGTATCTTCGTCCATTTCCGCATCGGTCATTTCTGGATTAATCTCAAAACTATACCCTGGGAATGCCCCTAGCCAGAACATCTCAGCACTGCCAGATAGAACCTTTCGACAATCCCAGATTCGGTTATATGCAATTTCCTGTCTTGGCGTACCGTAGACTTCGCTGATAGTTCGGTTGTCTGCAACATGGAGGATTCGCGTCCAATGAACGCACACAGAATCTAAGTCCCCGGACGCCTTGTCCGCATCCTGAACACTGATTTTGTAGATTTCTGGGCAGCCATACCGCGCACTCGATTTGTTTGCATCCGTCTTTTCAATCGTAACAACTGATTCATCAAAGGAGCGAAGATAAATTAGCTCCATTCCCTTTTTCTTTGCCGCAGGGGAAACAAGACTTTCTTCCCCGTCATTAAACCCCATCAACAGAACCCCATACCGACCGATGCCGGACAGTTCGTCAATTCTGTGCAGGAAATGGAAGATGTTACTGTTCTTGTTTAGTTCCGAGATTGCTTTCTCAAACTCAGTTTCCTTTGGATCTTCGTCTTCAGAAATGATGGGGTCTTCTGCCCAGCTTGCTTCGGGAAAAAGTTCTACCACACGTTTCGCAAGCCATTCTCGTTTGTAAAATCCTTTGTACTGTTCCATCTTGATTGTGTCTGGATATTGACAAGCCGCATTGATATCCCGATCTTCACTAAACAGTTTTGATAGCGTATCCCTACGCAACAAACTCACCTCATTTAGAATGGCTCGTTTCACATTCAGAATCGCTTGTTCATTGTTCGTTGTTTCCTCGGCAGGCATTTTATTCGCTCCTCACTATTTGTAAACTTTGGGCTTTCCCAACACGCCCAGACCGCCAACTTTCGTTTTCTTAACTACCAGTTTAGCATGAGCACCACCGGCAGCATCAACTTGATCCTTATATTTCGAGAATGGAAAGAACCTGCACTCTTCGATAAAGTCTCGTATCCATTCAGAATCTTTCTTCAAATAAATGTTGCCGTTGTTCACTTGCACGCTGAATGGATCAGCTCTGAATATCTTGTCTCCTTTTGGGACATCTTTGAAGCACAGATACCCTTCAAGGTTTCTGATTGTAGCTTCCGCCGATTCCAGCCCACCACTTCCCGGCTCTTGCTCAATCCAAACTACAGTTTTGTGGCCATCAAGTTCCGCAGTCTGTCGGATGATCTTTTCTCGCTCTTCGGAAGCCCACTGTCCGCGCACGATGTCCAGAATCCATGTCTTACCACTTCGATCCTTTGCCATAAGAACGCCCGCAGTATAACATCCAGCATCTTTCAAACCAGCTTTATCCCAATATCGGATACTTTTCACAATGGGTTCGTGCGGATAATCAATCTGGAATCGAGCCACTTTGAATGTACCACCACCGGGCGGCGTTGCCCTTTGCTGAAACTGGGCAGAATAGACATAAGTTCCCAGCAACTTCTTTTCGGCCAATACACTGCTCGAAAGTCTTACCGGATCAAGCAATCCATTTTCATCATAATTCAGCCGAAGGTTTATTGGAGAAACATCATCGCTCAATTCAGCGGGGAGACATATGTGTCGAATAGGTTTTTTGTCAGAAAGTTCAAGGGCTTGGCCCGAGGGATCGTCTTGGTGAAGCCGTTGTTGAATCAAAATCAGTGGTGTAATAGCGGAATCAACTTTACGCTGGGGGAGTGTTTCGACCATCCAGCGGTTGACTTCTTTCATTTTTGGCTCAGACAAAGCAGCGTTCGGATCTATCGGGTCGTCCACCAAAAGGAAATGAGCGTGACGCCCAACGATCACACCGCCCGCCGATGTGGACATTCTCATACCTTTTTTAGAATTGTGATAGGAGCCTTTTCCTTTTTGGTCTTTGCGGAGTTGGATACCTGGAAACAATTCTTGGTATTTCTCGGACAGAATTATGTCTCTGCACTTTAGTGAAAGGTCGATTGCTAAGTCCATCGCATACGAACCGCAAATGAATCTTGAGGCAGGTTTCCGTGTCCATGCCCATGCGGGGAACATGATACTGCAAATTGTGGATTTAGTTGAGCCTGGCGGGACATTGATTACAAGATCGTATGCTTTGGGTTTATTTGCAAAAACACGTTCTGCAACAATCTGCATTTCTTCACAAAGCACTTCGATGTGCCAATTCCATACGGGGGCTTCATCAATGATTATGCCCCAAAATTCTCTCACAAACTCATAGAACGATTGTTTACAAATACTCCGCCGGAATTCAACTTCGGAAAACTCGGCTTCTACCACCGCATTCATTACTTCGCCACTTCATTGTGTGCAATAACTTTTGCAAGAAGTTCCTTCTTTTGTGCAACAGTCAATCCCAAATCATCAAGGGAGACTTTCCTGTGTGAATAATTCAAGTCCCCAGTTATCTCAAGCTCTGTTTTCTCAGAATAGCCCCTGTCTTTATTCAGAGTTTTGTTTGCGAAGATGATTGCCTGGGTGTCTCCAACCTTTGCTAAATTCACTAATGCAGCCTCGAAAAAGTCCTTTTTGCATTCGTTTATCCATGCTATCAGTTCTTGGAAGTCTGGGTTCTTCTTCCAATCATGCTCTAGTGTCCATTTTGAAACATTAGCAACTCTACATGCGGCAGAAGTTGAGAAATTGTGTAAAGTAAGTGCATAGATGAAAATGTGTTGTCTTGCTTTTATACCAGCGGCCAGCAACAAAGGTTCTGTTTCGTTTTCATTTGTACAATTTGTAATTTCATCCCACAATGCCTTTAGGTCATCTGGAAGTCTTCCATATACATACTCTCGGAATGACGGGCAGGGGAGTTCTTTGGGTTTAGGTACTCTACCACGGACTAATGCGTCTTTTACTGCGTCAATTTCCTCGCGCCATTTCCTGAATGTTGGCCACGAGACTTTCAATGCTTTTGCAATATGAGAATCACATATTCCTTTTTGCGCCATCTCGAAGATTTGTATAACAAACTCATCCCTGTACTTGTTTGAAGGCATTGTGCTTCCCCTTTTTTTGCTACCTATACGATACAGTCTGCGCCTGTCATAGAAAAAAAGCAAGAGAAACGAGGGGAAAGGATGTTGAGAAGTATTTGTACAAAAGTCTGGGAATGTCTTTGTGTACGTTCTAAGTCCTTGTTATTCAATAGTTTGTGCAGACTCGAACTAATCTAAAATAAAGGTTGACTTTTAGGATAACATAGGTTATAATTTGATTACAGTTGAAGTGAAGCAAACACAAACTAAAGGGGTTTGAACAATGAAACAGATTCTAATCCGAATTGACCTATTCGACACAGTAAAATGGATCAAAATCGACGCATCCCCAATCCGCGAAGAGTGGGCAAAGGGTTTGAATCTTTGGGTGCATCACCCGAGACTGTTAGACGGATCTTTCGCAAAATCCTGGAAAGTGACGGAAGCGAAAACCGGAACAGCCCTCCCCTTCGGCCCTTGGGGATTGCGCAAAGACGCGATCAAATATACGAAACCGCGTATTGAAAAAATAGGCAAAGAAAAATTCCTTATGGCGGTAGAAGACACCGTTGCAAAACACGGCATTTCCCCCACTTTCGGAGAAGAGAAATGAAACGCGAAAAATTCACAAAACACTACATAATCCGAAAAACACGCTGGAAAAACCTTGGGTACACTCATCTGGGCCATGCATGGCGGTTTCTCCATTTGGAAGGAGACGAAGTTTCGACAGTCGGCAAATACTACGCAACACGGACTGAACTGCTATCGGATCTTGATCGATTTGCAAAACTTTTCGGCCTTGAGGATTAAGATCATGCGACATTGTACAACAAAGAAAGAAGCCACCATGCGGGCAAAAATCGAATGCATCGGAGGCATCAACCAAAAAGCAGTCAAATCCCGTTTCTTCTCCGTCGAGGATTGGGAATGGCACACGTGTTGGACGCTGGTTCTGCTTACTTAACTATTTCCAAAACAAGTGAAAACTTAAACAAAGGGGTTCGAACAATGATCACGATTTCTGGGAAATTGGATATCTTTATTGCGGAACGTTCCGATGTGGAAAATCTCAAAGTACTTGACGAAGCTCCGTTTGTATTCGGAACTGGGATTGTCGCCGGAGTTTTTGGACGGAACGAGGATGTGAACGGAAAAGCATTTGTCTGCTATAACGTTTCTTGGTGTAGCGGCTTCCGTCATTCTACAATGAGTTCCACCATGAAAGAGGGCGAAATCGTCAATGGCTTTCTTGTCGAAGTTCACTATGATAAAATCCAACTTCGGGAGATTGAAAAGTTAGGGGAGTTCATTCTGACCATTCCTGAATTTTCGATGAAGGCCGCGAAACGAATGGCTGCTAAATACAGCAAGCATTTCTACATCTATCAGAATGCTGATAACAAATATCCTGTGACAAGTGACTACCCCCCTTCGCACGGAGTGGGTCTTGAAGATTTCGTCCAAATTAGCCCCGATGGAAAAATCATAATCGACTAGCCCACTAAAAACACCTTGCCCAAATGTAGGAAAACGGTTATAATAGAACCAAGGGGAACATCATGTACAAACGTTGGATGTGCTACTCGTACCACGATGAACAACGAACCATTCAAAATTCCACAGGCAAATCCTACTGGTACCAAAGCAAGGCGATCATTCATTTTGAAATCATAGAAGCGATTACCAGGACAATGGCCCACGACACCTATGCCGCCACCCGCCCCATTGCTACAATCGGAACAAAACTGAATGTACGTCTCGCCCGCAAAGGCGAATAACTAATCCACATGGAGGCCGAAACCATGAGTGAAGTACACGTTGCCGACGCCGCAGCCATTTTCCAACAGTACGAAAAAATGATCTACTCGTTAGTACACAAATCTATCGCATTTCAAGGGGGCGTTTTTGACGACTTAATTGGGGAAGCATACGAGGCGTTTATGGAGGCTCTGCAAACCTACGATCCTGATAAAGCCGAAATGAGCACATGGCTTTACCAGAAAATCTATTTCAAACTGCTGATGACACAAACCCGCACCCCAGAAAAAAGATGGAACGTTTCTTTAGTCGAGTTGACTGAGGTGGAAAATGCTTCCACCCCAAATGTGGGGACTATGGCAACGTTGGATGAATTGTCGGCAGATGCAAAATCCATTGCGGCCCTTGTGCTTGATCCCCCGCAATGGCTCTCAACTCTTGCGCTCAAACACAGTCCATGTGCCCGGCATTTCAAAAAGACGATCACCGATTTTCTCAAAGCTAAGGGCTGGAAACAGGCCAAAATCAAACGCACATTCTCTGAAATCCAAAACGCACTAAAGGCATAGGAGTTTCCCAGTGTTAAAACGAAAGCCGCCATCTTACAAACATAACATCTCAGGCACTGATATCCGCAAAGCACGAACCACGCTAGGGCTGTCTCAAGACGATTTTGCGGCACTGCTTGGATATCGGTATACATCGACCGCAGTTTCTCGCTTAGAAGCGAACGGAGCACGATTAAGCGGCACACGAGCACGCTTATTGCGGACACTTATGTTGATTCATAAGCACCGAAAGATTCTGCCGGAAGCGCTTACAGAGAATCTATTCGTGAAAAAGAATTCAATGACACGGGAAGAGTTCACCTATCTCCGAACCATGCTCAATCTATCCCAGAATGATTTGGCGTGGATTTTACGTTTCAAAGGATCCCAGATGATTGCGTACCTGGAAGGTGGCACGTTTTCAATCACAAAAAAGACGGCTCAGGCGCTATGGACCCTTGCCGAAAAATCAATCAAGAAATTTGTGGTGCTAGATGGATTCCATCCATTATCAGATCACGAATTGAGCAAAATAAAGGGTGAACTAGGAATCTCCTGGACAAAGATGGCGGCATGTTTGGGCATGAATGCAATTGGAGTTTCTTCTACAAAAAAGAGGCACGAGCTTGGACGATCACAATCAAAAATGTTGCGGATTCTTTTGCTGTTGAGTAGGAATAAATCGTCCCTACCAAGAGAATTAGCAATAATGATACCGTATAAGAAACTCACATCAACGAGATTGAAGCAGATCCGAATAGCCTTGGGCATGGATCAATCTCAGTTTGCAAAAGCAACCGGGGAATGTTCCAGCACCTCTATCAGTGCGATGGAACAAAACCACAGAAAAGTTACAGAACGAATCTCAAAGGAAGCCGAACGGTTGGAAAGAGAAATGAAACCAAATGACTGAACTATTCCCGTTCCAGAAAAAGGGCGTTCGGACTATGGAGCATTTCAAAGGCAACGTGTTGTTGGCCGATGAGATGGGGCTTGGCAAAACCATCCAAGCATTACAATACATCGTCAACCACAAGGAACTCCAACCGGCGATTATTGTCGCCCCATCTACTCTCAAATATGTGTGGGAAGATGAAGCCACGAAACATTTTGGAATTCGGTCAGAAATCTTCGAGGGTAGAACACCAACAAAAACCCGATTCCCGCTATTGCCACCGCTTCTGATTTTCAACTATGCGATTTTGCATAGTTGGGTGAATTGGATCCAAACACTGAATCCGAAAATACTTGTACTCGATGAATGCCATTTTCTCAAATCAAGGGGGCGTGTCAGAACGGAGGCCGCCCAAGCAGTAGCACAAAACATTCCGCACAAGATCGCTATCAGCGGAACACCTTTGACCAATAGACCGGCAGAACTTTTCACAACTCTGAATATTCTGCGCCCTGATTTGTTTCCATCGTTTGTTCCGTTTGCGTTTCGGTATTGTCGCCCTACTCGAAAATATGGGAAATGGGTCTATGATGGAGCGGCAAACCTAGACGAACTTCACGGAATCTTAAACAAGCATTTAATGATTCGGCGACGGATGAAAGATGTGATGGAGGACATCCCAAAGACACGCCATGTGAAGCCACTCCCGATTAAAACCAGGGTCGAGTACGATGAAGCAAAGCACAATTTCCTCGACTGGTTGAAAAAGAAATCTATGCGGAAAGCGGTACGTGCCCAGAAAGCCGAAGCGTTGGTACAGGTCGGATACTTGATGCGACTTGCGGCACATCTAAAACGTGAGAGCGTTGCCCGATGGATCGATTCCTTTCTTGAGGGATCGGACGGAAAACTGGTGGTATTCACAACGCATGATGACATGCTTTTCTACCTGTATGAACGCTACAAGAAATTTTCAGTTTACATCAACAGAAATGTTGTGAAGCTCAAACGGAGAGAGGCGCGGGTTCGATTCCAGACAGACAAACGAGTCCGGCTCTTATTTGGATCTATTCGTTGCGCCGGAGTCGGACTTACGTTGACCGCTGCACATACCGCCGCATTCGCAGAAATTCCTTGGTCTCCGGGAGATATTGTTCAAGCTGAAAAACGAATCCACAGAATCGGAACCACGCTCCCCGTGTCAATTTTCTACCTTGTGGCAAAAAACACTATCGAAGAGCGGATGTGTCGAATCCTTCAGCGGAAACAGAAAATTCTCGACGCTGTTCTTGATGGTGGCGAAGTTGAAGACTTGAACTTGTGGGACGAATTGATGAAGCAAATGGAGATGGAGCGTGCCACATGACGTTTCCAGAACTCTTAGGAGAATTCGGCGTTCCGTGTGCGGAGGAAAATGATTCCCACACACGCCCGGGATGGATCAATTTCCCCTGTCCGTTTTGTGGACGCGGGGGGAGTGCCTTCCATCTAGGGTTTAATGTCAATTCAGGGTATTGCAATTGTTGGAAATGTGGCGGACACAAAACTGTCAACGTGTTGATGGAAGTATCGGGCAAACCCTATCGTGAGTGCAAGCGCCTGATAGACGGCATGGATCCGCTCAGGAGTACGCCAAAAATCGCCCACACGGGACGTTTGACTCTCCCAAAGGGC